AAGCAACACGGATCCGAAGAATCCTTGTCCAGATGGTTTTCCAGGAGCTTTATCAAGTTTAGCAAAAGTAATATATTGTCTGTTCTGTTGATCGGCAATCTCTTCTGGAGAGTAAATCCGTTTGAGAATGCCGTTTATAGTTCCGGCGTCGACTGCCATAAGTCATCTCCTTCTATGAAATAGCTTTCAGCAGTTCTGCAGCCATATTCGCTCTATGTTCTTGGCTTCCTAAACGTTGATTCACTTTAGGAGCTGTTCCAGTAGAGCTTGTTGATGTAGGAGTATAATCTTTCGACTTATCGACTACATAAGCACCACGTTCTGCGCGTTGGATTGCTTTTACTTGCTGGTCAATTTGCTCATAAACTTGATCAACTAACCGAGCATCGTATCCGGCAAGAGCACTTGGGTTAAGTTTGGCGGCCACCTCATGTGCCTTCTCGGTATAAAAGGTTTTCCAATGTTCAGGAACTTTGTGTTCTGTAAGTTTTTCGTTAAGTCGTCCTACATACTGACTGTAGACTGCTTGTTGTTGTTGATATTGATTCTGCTGCATCAAATGTTGAACAGTCTGTTCAAGCACTTGAGTTTTTCTGAGAGGCTCTGCTATTTCTTGAGGATAATTCGCATACGGATCTGGTTTGTTTTGTAACTGCAACTGCTGCAATTGTTGAATCAACACTTGAGCATTTTGAGGATCATACCTACCCGCTGCAGTAGACAAATACTGAGCATAAGAAGGATCAGAATCTAATCGTCCTTTTAGCTCTTGATAAGATCGCCAATCTTGGCTGTCCTGAAAGGATTTAAGTTTTTCTCTAGCTTCATGTAATGCCGCTAAAGGAACATAACCTTTCGGAGGCTTCTCCCCTTCGGTACTGGTATTTAACGTCTCCAGAGACGAATCACCTTCGGGTTGTGCCGCCTCAACTGGCTGAGACTCAGTCAATACTGATTCTATTGGCTGATCTTGAGCCGCCATATCCGGTGTTACGCTTCCCTCAAACATATGCTTTCCCCTCTCGAAGTCCCCCTACGCTAATTTTACGCCCTAGCGAGGCGAATGAAGGACTTAGTGCATCGGAGGCGATTCCTCTGCTTGTTGCCCATTCCCTCTTTCATTCACTCCCTTTGCCATATCGCCTGGCAAATTCCCTTGTGCTAAAGCCGTTGCTTGAGCCGCCTGTATCGCTTGCTCCTGTTGGATTTGCGCATGTGCTTGAACATGCATGATGTATCCTTGCTTCACTTCAGGAGGTAGCTGTATAAAGTTAGGCTCTTTCATCCGAGTCATGTGGGATTCAATATGGATTGCGTGATTTTCAAACGGCAACACCATGACATGATCGAAGCTTCCATTTTCAATCATCTCATTTTCCCACTGAGCTCTCTTCACATCGACTTCAGATCCAAAATCAAAACCTCTGATGCCTAATCTTTCTAAAATCTTTTGTTTTCCGATTGGATTGCTCAACACGTCATTTAAAAGTCCAATTTGAGCAGCTTCCATAATTTGATCCTGCTGAGCTGCATTGGATCTTGGGAGCGATGAACCTGCTTCTATCCGCACTTGACAGTTGTCACGCAAATCTGCCCCAATGAAATTCATGATCTCCACATCGGTGATCTGCTTATTCATTTTCCGCATTTTATTGATGAATTCAGGGCGTGGTTCTCGGTAACGGTGAGCAATTAACTTCAATTTCTTTGATTGACCGCGTTCAATAAACTTTTCCCAACGGTAAATAGTGGGTGCAAAAGTACCTAAAGCTTGTTCTAACTGCAGTTGAAACTGCCTTCCACTGGTCACTCCAACAGGCCGAATCCCCTGTAAAACCTCATTAATCCGGGCAATATATTGCATTTCTGCCTTAGTATCAGCCCGTTCTTGCCATATACTTTGAGGGAGAGAAGCACCCTGAAGAATCTCAGGTTTTGCGCCATTTGCTCCTACTGGACGATAAGGAATTTGAAGACCAGGTGCTCCATTCCAATATCCTTCAGGAACACCGCAACCAGCAGGAACAAGCTTCTGCGGGGAAACCATTGTTTTTCTGTTAAGGATAATCAGGGAGTCAATTGCATTTAACTTGCGCTGGGGCTCAATTATATCTTCAACTAAGCTCTTTCCCCAGAATCTCCCAGGGATGGTCTCATAACGATAAATTGTATAGGGATGCCAGGAATCAGGAGTTCCGTCGTAGTAAGGGGAATCTCCACGATAAAGAATCTTACCACCGGCACTAATAATCATTTGACCTTTAGGCCAGTTCTTTGTAGGTCGAACGTATAGTTCTTTGACAATAGCAACGTTCTTAAGATCGTTTAAATAACCCCCGGAAGTACCAGCATAAGAACCAGCTCCACGAGCGGATAGAGTCTTCAAACGCTGTCTTAAATCGAGAAGTATGGATAAATTTAGTTCCTCTTTTACATCCTTTGCTAACCCCGTATATCCCTCTTGTTCCTTGTCAAAATTCTCCCTTATCCAGAAAAGCTTCTGAATTGAAGTCTCCATAATCCAGCTCATAGAGAATTCATTTGTCGCATTAGGGTCGACTAAGATTCTAAAAGGGTCAATAATGTCGACTGAGTTATCCCCTAATGGAATTTCATTGAATTTCGGAGAACCCAATTCGTCATAAACAGGAACTTCCTTCTGAGACATCTGAATTTGACCAGATTCGTCTAAGAATGGTGTTTGCTGCATCTCAGTCTCAGGAATTCTGATGACTTTACCGTAAGAAGTGTCCCAATAATCTTTTCTAAAAACAGTTCCGCAAGTAACAGCCCAGTAAGCTGCCTCAATCATTTTTTCTTGCTCATTATCGTCTTCCCACTTGCAATCTTGTACAATTCTAGCTAGAGAAGCCGCCGAAATATCAGCTTCATCCGGTGAATTTGCAATAACATCGGCATTAGGCTTATTTTTAGTGAGATTTGAGACGATCGTTGTTACAATGGGTTGAACAAGGTTAGTGACAGGACGAGGAATAAAGTCGTTATTACGAGTAGTAGGCATTAACTCGTATTGTCTTGAAATTGAGTTGTAAAATATGTGCTGATCGCCTAGTAAGAAGTGAAGACCTTGCAGCCAAATATAGGCCATGCGTTGCTGATAGAATGGAGAAACATTATACGCATTGTCTATTTCGTTGGTAATAACACCGAAACAGACCTTAGGATCTTCGCCAGGCTCAGGAAGCTTGTCTAATTTTTCTAAATCGATGTCCATGCCATCCCTTAAGTGGGAACCCTCAAGTCCTATGGAGATGCCGCCAAGCAAACCTCTATAGGACTTTTTTTATTGCTAAATTCTACCAGGACGTACTTTATAACTACTAGACTTGGTCGCCTGTTTCACTTTTGGCGCCCTCTTCTCACCCGGCACTTTCACAGGCTTCTGCAACTCTTTAGTAATTTCAGTAATTCCAGGTCGACTTTTGACTTTTATATGAGACATTATTTACCTTTAAACATTTTAGCGACTTTAGAAGCTCGTTTCTCTTGATCACTATAACGAACTTTAGAATCGATGTTTCGTTGGCTAGAGATTCCACCTTTGAGTTGAAGCTCAGGATCTTTTCCAACCTTTTTACGATCTTTCATAAACTTTTGCATATCTCTTCCAGGACTCATTTCGGCCATATACACTCCTTAAAGTGTTAGTTTAACTATTAATGTCCAACAATATGATCTACAATGTCAATATCCGTTAACGTTTCTTCGTCTATTTTTTCCTTTTCATCCACTTTTACAATCTTTCCATATTCATCTATTGTGGTCGGTGAATAAAATTCTTGTGGTGCATGAATCTTAGGAAGGACAACCTCTTTTAGCATCTCACGCAAAAAAGCCACTTCATCTTGCAGAGCTAAACAAGCTAAACATTTTCCTTCATGCATTAAATTCCCCTTTAGTTAGTAAACAACTTGAACACCATTTTTACGATCCTCTTCATCTAGCGGACCATCTTTAGTAACAACGCTGACAAGTTCCATGTTTATGAAAGGTTCTAACTGTTTCCTAACCACAGATTCTACATGTTTCAATATCTTAGGTCTTAACTCTTCATAATTTACTTCACCAAATTCATCATGACATTGTTTGCAAAATGAAAGTCTCAAATAACTTCCAGACTTCTTCATAAAAGTGATGGAGTGGTATTCAATGTCTTCCCACTTTCCATCCTTAAAATCTAAAATCTTCTTGTCACAATTTATACAATAACCGATCATCTCTAAAACTCTCCCAGAACATCGTGGCCATTATTGCCACTGTCCATGCCGTATAGCAGAGGATCCTTTGGATAAAGCATTTCAAGCTCTTTAGGCATTTCATTGTTGTGTGCCCTCCAGAACATCTCTGATGCTCCATCCAGTCCTTTGTATTTGTCTTTTTTATCATCTTTTGAGGTAATTTTCCCCATTACTAAATAACGAAGGGCATCAACAGCATGGTCATTCATCTTCAAAGGTTTTGACTTAGTTTCTTGACCATACCGCCCTTGTGAAGGCTCCCACTGATACTGCTCCATCTGCTCAATTAAAATATCACAGTGGCCAAAGATCTTAATCTTTCCCTCTAGTAAGTGCTGACTAACAGTGTTGATACCAATATTAACGTCATTAAGTTTCTGATTTGATTCTGGATTGTAGGAATAAAAATAGATCCCGTATTGTGCAAACTCTTTCGCTTGAGCGAGCGCTGAAGGGTCAATAATCCAGTGGCCAATCTGCTCGTAGTCATGTCGACTCTTCAGCACTTGTGCCCACTGCGAGACCGTCTTACCCCCCGAGTAAGATAGGTCGTAAACCCATATGGCCCCTTCGGGGGACACTGCTGAAAACACGACAGCGGAAGGATTCTTCATCCCCCAGTCCATAGCAGCAACTCTTTCCCAATGCTCCGGTAACTCTTTTCCTAATACAACATGAGTTTCACGTCTAAACATTGGGTAAATTGATCCAGCTAATTGCTCGAAGGAAGCTTCGTACTCTTGCCTAAAGATCGTCGGATTAGTCTTTTGTTTAAGCTCCTCGATTTCTTTCGGATCCACATACGGGTTATCACTGGTCTTAAACCGAAAAGATTTAAAGCCATCTT